GCTCGACCCGCACGGCCATGAACTTGCGAGCTCGCAAGTAGTTGTCCCCGGACCACTCGGGCTTCTTCTGCTCGCGCTCGATGGCCTCGGTGGCAAAGTTCCTGGCGACCTTGGCCGTGTAGAAGTGGGTGCCCTTCGGGTTATCCGGATCGCCGAGCGGGCTCATCGACTCCGAGTACGGGATCCCGTTCTCGTCGAGGCCGGCCTCGTACTCATCGAGCGCGACGAGCAGGTCGCGCTGCTCGGGGTCGTATTCGACCTCGCGGATGACGGTCGTGCGAACTACACGGCCTTCGGCGTCGTACGTGTGCTCGTGCTCTTCTTGCGGCTCCCAGCCCCAGAAGCGCTTCGGGGAGATGCCTTGGGCGCGGGCGGCGCGGAGGTCTCGGAGGAGCTCGGGGTTGCTGCCGAGCTGTGCGATAAAAAAGCCGTGTTCTGGAGGCCGATCTGGCGGTTGACGGTGATGATTGCGGTGGCGAGCTTCTCGTGCTCGCCGTCGGAGAGGTCCTTCTCGAACTTGTCCCACTCGTGCTCTTCGATGCGGTGCTCGGCGCCCTGCTCGTCGACGTAGACGCCGGAGCGGCGGGCGACGTAGAGGAAGAACGTGATCGGGTTGTAGCCCTCGTCCTTGCCCGGGCGCGGCTTGTTCTTCGCCTGGTAGAGGTTGTAGTCGGCGAACGGGACGGCGCGGAGACGCAGTGTGATGCTGGCGTCGCGCATGGCGTTCTCGATCTCGCCGAGCGCGGCGGCCGCGGCGTCGTACGCCTTCTGAGCGGCGGCCGTCGGCGAGCCCACTGACCGGCCGTCCGTGGGCGGGTTCTTCCTTGCCTGCTCAAGCGAGCGGGCGGCCTGCACGACCTCGGCGACCGCGGCGTCGCGGCGGGCCGAGAGCTCGCCGTCGAGGCACAGCTCGACGTCGGTGGTGGCGGGCTTCTTCTTGGCGAGCTTGTCTCCGAAAGCGGACATCTGTTCTTCTCCCACGTTGGTTCCCACGGGTGGTGAACCGGTGCCGCCGCCCGTGGGAAAGCGGCGGCACCGGGGTCTGTTAGGACGCGGCGATCTGCTTGAAGTGCACGACCTTGCCGCGGATGAACTGCTTCTGCTGGATGCGGTCGACCGCGTTGGCCTCGGAGGCCATGACGACCTGCTCGCCGGCCTGCACGGGCCACGCCTCGTACCAGTCCTCGGCCACGACTTCGTCCTCGTCTTCGTCCTTCTGGAGCACGTTGACGAGCACGCCAGTGTTGCCCTCGGCAAGAGCCAGGCGCGCCTCGTCTTCCTCGGCCTCGGCGAGGTTGAAGGTGTACTGCAGAGCGAGGGTCTTCGTCTTGCGGCCGGGCCGCTCGAAGTCCTGCGAGGAGCAGAGGCGGCCGTCGGGGACGGTGGCCTGGTCCTGACCGGGCTGCCACCCGGTGGTCGTGACGTAGCAGCCGATGAAGGTGCCGGCGTCGATCTCGGACTTCTTAATGGCGTTGATGTCTGCCACGGTCGGCAGCCAGAAGACGCGGCGGGTGCCGTCGCTCGGCACCGAGGCGGGAAGGGTCATGGACATTGCGTTCTCCTTGTCGGGGTTCCCACGTTGCGGATGCGGCTATTCGCCGCTCGGGCTGATGCCCTCTACCACCTCGGTGGTGGAAGTCTTCTTGCGCGCCAGCGAAACGAAGTGCTTGGGGCGGCGGGGATGCGAGGAGTCGGGCACGCGCTTCACGAGCTCGTGCTTCACCTCGTTGAACGACTCGCGGCGGATGTCGTACTGGTGCTTCGTCGCCTTGTCGCGCACACGGATGAATGGCTTCTGCTCGGTCACGAGCTGCCTCCTCAGGGGTCGGTGAGGTCGGTGTCGAAGCCGCACTCGGAGACGTGCAGGAACACCGGCGGGGCGGAGTCGCGGTCGAGCTCCACGGGGGTGGGCGAGTCCCACCAGAACGGGAACGTGTTCTCGCCCTCGATCGCGGGCCGCACGGGCACTCCCCCGGGCACGAGCGCCTGCTCGACCGCTTCGCCGAGCCACGCGGCCTGCGCGGCGTTCGCGCCGACGGAGTGCACGACCCAGCGGGGGCTCTTGCGGCGGCGGCCGCCCGACATGCGCGGGCGGGTGGCGTTGCCGTCGGTCGGGTGCAGCACGATGTACGGCGGCAGCACCTTCACGTCATCGTGCGGCTCGGGGTATCCAGCGAGGGTGACGAACACCTTCACGAAGTCGGCCGGAACGTCGCCGGCGCCGATGCGCAGCGCGGCGATGGACGAGAGGCGGGCCTTCAGCCAGGCGGTGTGATGCCTCACAATCCGCTCGCTCTCAGCGCATCGTCGATCGCGACGGACAGGCCGCGCTCGAAGTCGTCTTCGTTCTCCTCGAGAGCTGCCTGCCCGTATCCGCGCGGCGGGTTGTTGACCGAGCCGAACTCGATGAGGTTGCCGAGCGCACCCTGCGGACGGTCTTTGTCCGGGCCAATCTCCGAACGGATCTCGGTTTCGGTCGCGACGGTGTCGTACGTGATGGAAGCGGGGAAGGCGGGTGCGAACACGTTGCCGGATGCCTTCTCTTGCCAGCTGGATTTCACGAGCTGCGACGTGTGCTGGATCGCTGACCGCAGGAAGGTGCTGGCGTTGCCGGGGACTTCACCGAGGTCGGTCGCGAGTGCCCGCACCTCGGATGCGTCTGCTGACGTTCCGTCTGCCATCAGCTCGTCTCCTCGACTCGGAAGCGGCGCGCGACCGCGTGGGATGTCTTCGTGAATGGCCCGGTGATGCGCACCTTGGCGCCGACGAGCGCCGAGTCGAACGTGGAGGCGGTCCACTCGAGGATGTCGTCGGTCTCGATGAGTGCCGAGTCGATGCTGACGGGGAACGCGACGGACGCGTCGGTTTCGACGAGCAGCTGCGAGGCGGACTCGATCTCACCGGGCACCGCGGTGACTCCGCGTGACCGGAACGGGCCGTCGTAGACGATCTCGCGGTCCGGGGCGACCAGGAGACCCGAGGCTTCGTCCAGAACCGGTTCGCCGCCGGAGCGGGTGACCTGGCACCGGTCCGGCATGATGCTGTCGGAGAGCGCGCGGCCGCGGCCGATGAGGCCGGGGCTGATCATGACGACAGCCTGATCGTGAAGGCCCCGCGGCGGCGCCGGCGGTTTGGCGCGAACTTCGACAGCTCGTCAGCAGTCACGCTGAGGGCCCCGGAGGAGATCGTTTCGTCGCGGCGGTAGCTGTACTCTCCCTCGACGGTCTCCGACAGGAAGCCCTCGGGGTTCAGCAGCAGGCGCTTGATCATCGCCGCAATGGTGCGCTTGTAGCGGCGCTCGTTCTTCTCGTCGGACCAGTCGATGGGCAGGTAGCCTGCCGCCTTGATCTCGTCCTCGAGCTCGTCCTGCGCATCCAGGATGAGGGTGTCGATGATGGAGTGTTCGGCGGCCGTGAGTTCCCGCCACCGGGCGGTGACGTCCTCTTCGGTGACGGGAACCCACGGCATGGCCTACTCCTTCGACTTCGTGGCGATCCCGGCCTCGTCCAGCGCGGCGACGATGTCCTCGCGCTTCGTGCCCTCCGGGATCTCGATGTTCAGACCGGCCTTCGCGGTGGCGGCCAGCGCGTAGGTGCGCCAGGCCTCTGCGCCGCTGCCCGCGCCGGCGAGCGGCGGCGCGACGAGCACGTCGTCGTCACCACCGGCGCCGTCGGTGTTGACGGCAGGCGCGGGCGCGGCGGGTTCAGCCTTGGCGGGGGCAGCCTTGGCCGTCTTGCCCTTGGCCTTCGGCTTCGCCCCGCTCTTGCCCGCGTCACCGGCCGGGCCGGCGTCCGACGCGCTGGGCCTCTCAGCCCAGACGTTCGGGTTGGTGATCGCCGACTCTGCCCACTCGGGCAGGGCGTCGTCCGGCCCGAAGGTGTGGGATGCGCCGTCGCTGTCGTGCACGGTGACGTGCGTGTTCAGTTTGCTCACGAGAGCACCACCGCCTGGAAGGTCAGGTCGGGGTTCGCGAGCACGGGCAACGCGATGCCGGCGGCCTTGGTCCACAGCGCCACCGGGTCCTTGGTGCTGTAGGTGCCCGCGACGATACCCGCCTCGTCACCCTCCACGCCGTAGTCCGCCTCGAGCGACTCGGCGGTGGTGCCCCAGAACGTGCCTCCGAGGTTGCTGTCGCCGATGGCGGGCAGCAGCAAGAAGTTGTTCTCGGGGATCACGCGGGTCGCGGCGCCGTCGAGGCTGATCTGCGCGTCGTTGATCACGATCGGGGGCAGCGAGTACGCCGCGAGGATCGTGTTCAGCAGCAGCGGCGAGATGATCGACGGGACCGTGCCGTTGGCGGCCGCGAGGGCCCGCACCTCCTGAGCCCGGAGGATGTTCGACACCACCGTCTCCGAGGTGAGGAACGCGCCCGGGTTCCGACCGCCGTTGTTGGCACGGTACGTCTTGCGCCAGGCGATCATGTCCGCGATCGGGGTCGCCGACGCCGACACGGACCACAGGGTGCCCGGTGCGACGTTGGTGTGACCGGCGCGACGACCGAAGTCGACGGTCGCGATGACGCCGTCCTCGGCGATGCTGACGCTGCCGGCGCTGAGGGCCGACCCTCGGGCGAGCTCGATGCGAGCAGCGACCGCCTCGACCATCAGGTCGGTGTCGCTGTAGATCGCATCGAGGACCGGGCCCTGAGCCTGACGCTGGCGGAGCCGGTCGTACTCGCTGAGCCGGATCTTCCGCGACACCGGCGGCAGCTCACCGGTGACCCGGGTTGCACCGGGGCGCTTCCCGATCGACGACTCTGCGTCGTAGGCGCGGAAGTTCGCAGCCTCAGCGAGACCCCGGCCACCGCGGGTGAAGCGGTAGCTGAGGTCGTCGGTCTGCACGGACGGAAGGAACTGCGACAGGGTGAACTGGTTCACCTCGAGGTCCGCGAGAGCCTCGCGGGCGTAGCCGGTCAGTTCGGCGGGCTGGATGTAGTCGTTCGAGATCAGCATGGTTCAGCCTCCTTAGATGAACTGGATGCGGCCGGCGACGTCGGTCTTGCCGGCGGCGTCGATGGTGAAGGGCAGCTTGGATTCGTTGACGCGCCCATGATCGAACAGCGGGGCGATGACGTCGCCCGTGCCGATCTTCTGGGCCGTCAGGGTC